CATCTAAAATATCATTAAATACTTCGTCGTCAATTGAATTTCCTGCTTTGAATTCTCTTAATGTTTTTCCAACTGTTAAATCATTAATGTAAATAAGCCTTGAAATATGATCAACAACAAAAGCATATAAATGATCATAACCAGACATAGTAAATTCTACTACAGCAAGCATATCTAAGCTTTTACAAACTTTTTGAATCTTCACATACTCATTTTGTGAAAGTAAAAAAAAATTTTTTAGAAATTTAACAGTACATTCACATTTTCCCATGTATTTACCAGAACCGTTCTTCATTATTTCATCAATCTCTTCATACGTATATTTTTTTGTATTAATAGAATCTTTTTTGTAAACATATCCATAATCTCCAATATCATAAGAACTGATTGAAGCATCTCTGCCATATGCCTTGTAGTCAAAATATGATTCCATTTTGTTCTGTCTCATGTAAACACCTAGTTTACTATTGTCAAATAAAGCATGTCCTAATTTTTCATCAGGATCTTTGATATTTTGATCTACCCAATTTGAAAAATATCCATAAATAATATCTTCGAGTTGTAGGCAGACATTAGATATTTCTAATGCTGCTGTAATTTCTCGTACTTTGCAATAATCTAAGACCTTTTTACAATCTTCATCTAATAAACAATTTAACAATTTTGCAGTCTGATTTAGATGATATATGTTTTCATGTTCGTCAATTTCAAAGTCTGCATGGTAATCAAAAATTGCAATAGCTGAATTATAATCTGCAATTCCTAAATGCTCTTTTAATATCTTCTGCAGGGATTCCTCGGCAATACCCAAGGTAATCCATCGACCATTGAGAATCCCTTGATTGTATTTTTTTAAATTTTCTACATATACTTCTATAACATTTCTCATTTTTCTTTCTCCTTCAAAAAACAAAAAGACATAAAATAAACAGGTATAACCTTTGTTTACTTTATGTCTTTAATTAATAAACTTTATTCTAATTATTTTATGCAAAATCAAATACATCTTTTTATTTTTCTAAAAAGATAACATTTTTCTCCTGCATTTCCCATTTCTACAATATCGACAACATAATGATTTCGATCTGCAATTCTTCGCACTCCTGATGTTAATACATCCTGGGATAAATAGTCAGAATCATTTTTCAACATACAAAAACTATTTTCTTTCACATTGAAAATGTTTAAGTTGTTTGCAATTTCATTTAGATTCATATTTTCTTTAATATCATTATCGATACAATCCATAAGATATTGTTTTGCTTCATCTTCCGTTGCCGTAAGAAATTTTAAGATACTCTGCGGGAATTCTCGGCCATTCAATGACCGAGATGAAAGCAGGATGGCTCTTTGAGCCATCACCCCTTCCCTAAAGTTTTCTTTGCTCCTATGATCCAGTTGCCACAGTGATGCAGAATTCTGAGTTTTGAAAGACTGACCTGTTTGTATTTAGGGGATGTACTGAGATACTGATCATCCGCATCCTTTACATAACAGGATTTTCCGGTAAATCCGGAGATCCAGCCTTTCTTTCCATTCAGTTCTACACGATCAAACAGACAGCCAGTCATTGATACCTTTTTCTTATTCTGTCTTTTGGTAACAGTGACCGCCTTTGTGTTCTTATTATTGCGTGCAGCTGTGCGGTTTGGTTCCTTGCGTCCCTTTCTCGGAGTTTCTTCATGCAAAGAACGCTTCTTTCTTCTCACCTGTTGGATACAGATCACAGACTCTTTATCCTTTACAGCTGTGATCCCGGTCTTTACTAATGCAATGGCAGTCGCATCATTTCCATGACTTTTTGGAAGCTTTAGTTTCTCCCGATCCACTTTCGTGACATTTCCATAAGTAAAGACTGCTTCCGGAAATGCTCTTATCAGACGTTTCCTTAAAATGTTCATGAACGTGGCATCCCTAAGCCCTCTGGAAAATCTCTTCTGTTCCTGCATCCATTGATAAAGGATACCTCCCGGCAGATGATTCTGTGCACTATGACAATCACTGCATACGGTGACCATATACTGCGGATCATCGGTTGCACCATGGCTCCTGTACAAGATGTGATGTACGTGCAGCTTTCCTCCTTTCTTTTTACATATCTGACAAGTATATCTGTCACGGTCAAGGACATAGGCACGGACATTTTCATAGTCATACTGCGGCCCTTTCTGGTACAAATCTCCGTGGATCTCCGGGTTCTTCATTCTTGCTGGATCAAAACGTCCTAATTCAATAGAAAGACGGTATCCTTCCGGAAGAAGATCCTGTAGTTTTTTGATCCATCGGATATGATGATCTGTTTTTGACTGCAGGGATGGCGGTAGCCATCCTTTCGGTCTTTTCGATGTGAACGTGATCTTCTTTTTCTGCCAGTGTCTGCCTTTTCGGTCTGGGACTTCACAGTAAACACGCTTGGTCTTTGGTCTCCACTTTGGATGACGGTATCTGGTCTTCCGATAACGCCTTCCCCTTCTTAATGAAGCTTTTGCCTCCAGAAGTTTTCTTTTGCTCATGGAGTCCCTGAGACCGATCTCTTCCTTATGTAAGACTGTCCCATCCTCACGCACAACGGACACCCCGATATGTTGTGATCCGGTATCAATCCCAAGATAACCTAGCTGTGTGGTACTTCCTGTCTTGTAATTCAGTCTGATCGTAAATGGGACCTTCTGCTCAACAAAAGCTTTTCCTTGTTTCAGCAATAAACGGGCTTTCCTTTCAGATGTAGGCATCAGCCGGCATCCGTTCAGCCCGACCACGAATACACTCATGGCTGTTTTCTCCTTTCAATAAATATGATGGCAGGTACACAAAAGTCCTGCCCTCCCTGACGGGAGTGATCACCCTTCGACAAAGTTCCAGATACTTCTTGCTCCAGGTCAGTGCCTTCTTCTCCGGGGAGACATCCGTTGCCTGAACCCTGTTCCCGGCTTAGGTACCACCGGGTCGGGTATTGATATCTGGGACGTAGCACTAATGGTATCCCTCACAAAACGTGGGTTCCGTTGCACTGAGTCTAGTCAGCCCGCCCTTTCGGGTACCATTGATCAACTTTGCATACTTAGCATGATTGATTATTCAATGGTCGAGAAGCTGACATTAATCTCGTCATTACAAGTATCACTGATTGCAATAATCCATTTCGTTTTTTCATTTTGATTCATGTTTTTCTCCTTTAAATAAAATTTTCTTTCTAATAAAACTAAAATTCACTACCATTTCCTATTACGAATAAAGTTCAACATAATCATTTTCCTCGGAGTATTCAGATCCACATTGAGGACAAACAATATATTCATCATTTGGAACAAATTCTGTACCGCAACAATTACAATATGCATGACGATATACTGTCGCCTGCATTTCTTTTGATTTTTGTAAAAATTTTTCTTCTTTCATAACTCTCCTTCCTTTTTAATAAAAAAAGACATAAAAATAAGCAGATCTATATATTATCTGCTAAATTTATGCCTTTAGGTTTAAGTTTCTATTTTTTTGGATTTCTTTAAAATGTTCAGAGCTTTTCCTAAAGCTCCAAAGTCTAATAAAAATTACATATTTAGTATAGCATATAAACATAAAAAAATAAAGAAAAACAAGCAACACATATGTACAATTATACGTGCTGCCTGATAACTAATTAGTAACTAATTTCCATTCTCCACAACTACATTTATACCCAACAATTACCTGCTCATCATAAGCTTTTTTGTCAACTATCTATTTATTCCAAGTTGCCCCTGGAGAACATACGCTAACAGTTACAATCTTCGTTGTAACATTCTTATTTTTACATGATCTGTCCCATCCACCATTATTTAAATAATCTTCATATAGAGGCATACTTGAATCATAAGAAAGATTATACATTTTTAATATACTGCTGCTTTTATTTTGAGAATAAGAAACATCAGCTGTTATTTTAACATTTTTATAAATTCCATCTTTAATCCCTTCAATATAAGCCTGTATTAAATCTTTTCCACAATCCTGACAGATAACGTGTTCACATTTTTCATCATGATATGTTGGAGGATCGGTTACTGTTTCCATGTGACCTATCTCTTCGTGATGAACTTTAGCATATATAGGTTGAGTATACGTATGCTTGTGCTGTTCAGTTTCTGGATTCTTCCCTGCGTCACTAGCTTTATATATTTTCACCTGAAATCCATTACTACCTATAGGTTCATCTAAGTAAACTTTCCAGTATACAGAAGATGTATTTGCTGTTGCTGCATATGTTTTTCCATTAATTTCAGCAATCACTTTACACCCTGGAGTTGTATATCCAGTGATTTTGCGATCTGTAGTTCTAATCCTGTTTACAATTAATCCTTTTGTCACCGCATAAAAGTTCTTTTTAGAATATAAACGTCCGCGATAATAACTTTTTACAGTATACTTGATTCCAATTTTTAATTTAGGAACTTTAATATTAAAATATCCTTTTCGTTGATGCATATTTTTTATATGTTTTTGTTCCTATCTTCACTTTTACATAACATTTTTTCTTTGTCTGTCCCTTTATTCTTGTAGCATTTTCATAAGTACGATTTACCGTCAATTTAGGAGCTGCATTAACATTGATCGTATCAAAATCTTTGATTCCAGCAATTGATACAACCATTGACATAGCAAATAATCCAACAAATATATTCTTTTTCTTCATAAATAGCCCACCCTCTCCTTATTGCTTTATATTAACAGAAAGAGCAAGTCCTGGACTCGAACCAGGGAACCAAGAAAAATGCTGCAGCGTTCTTGCTGACTACTTCCAACGACTAAAGTCGTGGGCTTCTCAAAATCTTATGGAAATAATATCCATTCAGACATGTTTCGCCTAAGAACGAATCTTAGGAACTGACATGTTTATCAAGAACTTTCAGGGACCTACACTGTAAAGCGTGCACTTCTCCGGCTCGGTCATTGAATAATGTTTGTTATTCAATGGCCTGCCGTATGCTTTCGGTTCCCATTTAACGTCAGTGCAGTCAATCTGACGGATACAGTTTTACGCGATATACCAACGCAGTGTTTTGTTATCTTCAGTTTGTAAACGCAGGATCTCCTGATCATGTAATTGTTTGAATCTTAAAAAATTAAGGATACATAAATCCCGATCGATCTGGTCCAATGTATCAGATGTACAATAGATCAGAAAAGCACTATACAGGTCTCGCTGTACTTTGCTTCCATCCCAAAAGACATGCCAGCGATCAGAAAGTTGTTTCTTTTTGTATGTGTCTAGCATATGATCATACTGGCTTGCCCGTACCTGAGCTGTATCGACCTTTTGAACAGAAGTACCGATGTAATGAAGCTTTTGGTCGATCGCTTCGATCAGAGAGGCTGGTGCCCGGTTTAAGATCGTTTTTCCATAACGCTTTTTGGAACGGATCCGTCCGTTCTTTTTATTTTTTGATATTTTGAAGGATCGTTTTGCTAATGCTGCGATACGCATTTCTTCCACACGGATCTCTGTACCTAACGATACGATATGGTTTGCTAACTGGTTATGAGAACAATGCCGGTTCCATGCGGATTTTCGATACAATTCTTTCCTTCTGGATTCCATAGCGATACAATGTTTCGATCTCTTCCATTTCAGTCGTCCTCTTTTCACTGTTCCGTCTTCATTATAATTATCTGGATTCATTGCCCTTTTGGAACGGTCGATCGCTCGATTGAGCCTGCGGAGATCTTTTTCATCCGCTCTTGTCTTTGGAGCAAGCTCTAACAAAGAGACTTCTTCTTTTGATACGATAGCGATCGTACTTGTCCCTTCATCCAATCCAACACGCTGACCTTTCTTTCCGTAATCCAGGTGTTTTGTTTTTGGAGGGATACCGTCCATGACAAGTTGAGCAAAATATCTGCGTTTTCCTCGGATCGTTCTGCGGACAATACGAACGTATTTTACTCTGTGAGTCAGAGCTTCCTGTGCATATAAATCTTTTTTCTTAAGGATCAGAGGATAGATATTCCCTTTTCCAAACTGGATACAGCAATCCCCAATATATTTCAATGTCGATTTCTTTGATTTTCCTTCTACAGAGCTGTCGGAAGTTTTTGGTAGAAAACGTACTTTTTTGGATTCTTTGGTACGGATCTTATCCACTGCACAGAATGCTTGAGTTGCCAGTTTCTGACATTCATCAGCACCGAGGATATTGTGATACTGATGTTTTGCCTGAACTACATAACTCTGCAGATCGTATTCTGTATATCCATAAAAACTCATGCATTCCCAGTATTTTGGTGAGAGATCAGAAACATCTGCTTTCGGATCTTTCTTTTTTCTTGTAGCATATTCCTTTTGAAGCTGCTGATAAGTACGGTCATGCTGTAATTTATGAAGCCGTTTTAAAGCCTCGCCTTTTGCAGTATTACGGATAGTAATGGCAGTATCAAGCTTTTTCTCAAGAGTCCGGACACTTCCTGGTTCCAGCTTCGGATCAGATTTATAAGCTGTTAAAAGTTTTTTGCTGAAGCTGATCTCCAGCTCAAGAGTGAAACTTGACATGATACTACACCTCCTTATTGATGTCGTTTTTGCTCATTGATATATTTCTGGATTGTATCTTCATTGACATGTCCAACGCTACAAAGGAAATAACTTCGTGTCCACATACTCGGAAGTCTTGTTTTTAACCATGGGAATTCCGAACGTAAGATCCTGGCAGATCGTCCTTTCATCGTTTTGATCACAGTATGAACTCCAAGACGGGGGTCCAGATCGATGAAAATATGTACATGATCCGGCATGATCTCCAGTGCTTTGATCGTGATCCCTTTTTCTTCGGCGATCTCATAAAGGACCTGTTTTAAACGGATATCGACCCCATCAGTCAGGACAGGTCTTCGATATTTGGGACACCATATGATATGGAACTGATTTTTATAGACAATCCCTTCTTTGTATGTATATCCATCATTCATAGTAAAATCTCCTTTTTTATCTACTATGATTATATCATATGATTAGAAATAAGAACAATAAACGAATCATGAAGTATTTATAAATATTTTATAAACGCCATTCACCCCAATGACTAAAGTCATGGGTTCCATAGCTAAAATGTTGTGGACATCCAATATCCGACTTGCATAGTACATAGACACAAAAAAAGCGTATCTCTTGGACACGCCATTTTTGTTCATCGTTAAGGAATTTTTAATGGCAATATTCATGATATGATATTGCCTTTTCGAATGAGTAATACGATAAAATAATAACAATAGAAAGAGTAAACTGGAAATAACAAACAAAACAGTATACTCTTAGGGAAAGCCGGAGAATCGAACTCCGATTGTAATGATCGTGGGGTACCATATTTAACATGACGATCTGATCTTTAAGTAAATACAAGCAATCCTGAAAAAGTATTTACAAAAAAAGATAAAATACAAGATCATTAAATTTACCATTTACTTTCCAAGTTGTTTAAAGCAGAGTACATAGCATTTCCACTTTAAACATCAGAACTAATAAAATAACTTTATTAGCAGCGGTACAATCAGGATTCGAACCTGAATAGCTCAAAAAGCTAGAACGATTAGCACTCGCTTGTGATTCCATTTACACCATTGTACCATATAGACTTAATAAGCTAATGCAGACTCATAAACATGAGCCCACCTAGCCTGATTGGAAAATCAAAGAATCGAACTCCGAAATAAAATAATAAATGTTAGCATACTCCAACGGAATACATCCATTATTTTATTGTATCCCAATACTTTTCCAAGGGGAGTGGTAAGGAATATATTGCCTTTAAGGCTCGTATTTCCCTACCTATTTTTTGGAAGAATCAAAGATATAAATATAAAAAACTCTATTTCTTGTACAGTAACTTAACAGGGATATTTATAGGGGACCATACAAAAAAACGATATTCATATCTCTGATAAAAGGCGATGATTGGAATCGAACCAATCTATTTTACATTGACACATATCGATAAAATTTTTAAGGAGAAAAATCTTATGAAAAAGTAATTTCCAATGTCAATATAACCATTCGCCATCGCTATTATTTACACTACACGTTATTAACAAAAAAATTTTCTTATTCCCGAAATTGATTTTTCAAATAATAACTTTTCTGTTTATATTATAATATCATATTACATATCATTTTTCAAGTTTATTACACATTTTTATGTATTTTTTTATATATTTTTACGTTCTTCTTATGAAATTTGTGTAATGCCCCCACATTTTATTGATTCTCATAAATTTTCACTTTCTGCATCTGATTCTGTGTTTGTAAAATAACTTTTCCAGGTCCTGTCAATTTTACAAGAAAATTTCCTTCTCCTCCAAATAATAATGTAGACATTCTTTTTACTAATGTAATGTCAAAATCTACGGAGTCCTGAAAAGCAACTACATTTCCCGAATTACAATACAACACTTCACCCTCTTTAAGATCATGAATAATTGAATCCCCTGCTATTTCCAGAAAAACTCTTCCCTCACCATAAATTTTCTGTAATACAAAGCCTTCTCCACTGAAAAAACCAGCACGTAATCTTTTTGTAAAAACAACATCTGCCATAATCTGCTCTTCTGCACAAAGAAATGCCGTCTTTTGACAGATCATCGAAGAACCTTTCTCTAATTTCAAGCACTGAATCGTTCCAGGGATTGTCGTAGAAAATATAACAATTCCCATATGCTTTTCTGCATAATACGTTGTCATAAAAGCTGACTCTCTTGCAAGAAGCTGTCTTGCAACGGATTTAACAACTCCACCTCTCAGACCTGTAGAATAATTTATATCCCCAGTATACATCATCATTCCACCGGATTGTGTATACATTGCTTCTCCTGGTTTTAAAATACATTTCACTGCCGGAACAATTGTTCCAATAAGTTCATACTCCATAATAAATATTTAGCCGTGAAGATTGATTTCTCCACGGCATCTCCTTTCAATTTTTAAAAATCAAGCATTTGAATACGTGAATTCAAATCAATACTTGCAGACTTTGCATCCCCATGAAGAATTGCTTCTTCTCCAAAATAATAATGTGTCGCAATAAATTGTAAATGACCATTGTTTAACTTTTCACCTAAACGATAAATACACTGATTAATCTTTCCATTTGGAATTTCGGTCCCAGTCGCTTTTTTTCCAATCAATACCTTACTATTTGGAAGCTCTTTTTCCAGATCTGTCAAATTCTTTGATAATTCAGTATAAAAACTTTGGATTATTTCTTTTTCTTTATGATTTACCTTTGCTTTTGTCGCTGTTTTTTTATTCTTACTAATTTTTAAAACTTGTTTATTTGATTTACTGTCATTCTGTGTTTTGGCTTTCCCTTGTTTATAAATACTCCAAAATGGTCCTCCAGCACTTGCAACTTTAGATTGTGAAATTACATCATGAAGTGAATACTTATACTGACTTCTTTTACGACTTCCTACATCCGCAACAGTTACATTATCATTAGAATCAATTTCCGTTAATACCATAAAATGTCCACCGCGAGTAAAATAGCCAGATCCCATCAAAGAAACAACAGGTCTGCCATGTTTTAAGGACTCTTTAATCTTTTGATAATTTGTTCCTAATCCATCGCATTTTAAGCCCCAATGTTCTGCCATTGCTGGAATTGCACGATGTTCACTTCCGGCAGAAGAATAATATCCCTGCTCATATGCCCAACTTGTTGTATCTACTGGTGTTACCCATTTCCCAGTTAACGTGCTGATACACACAGCCATTGAAGTCGGACCACATCCAGCAGCTCGAATTCCGTATCCACTACTGTTCCACGCAGCATCTCCCTGATTAAAATAAATAAATTTTCCTATGTATTCTTTATTTTTTTTGATTTTAATAGATTGTTCCTGATAGGAAGATGAGATTGTTGGTTTAATTTTTACATGAACAACTTTTTCTTTTTTCTTTGTTTTCTTTAGTTTCTTGACTTTTTTCTCTTTTTTATTATCTTTCTTTTTATTTTGCTTTTTCTTATGTGTTGATGTTACTTCTTCTTTTCTCTCAGCTGTTGTTGTGATCTGTGAAGTTGATGGTTTGGATTCTGTTGTTTCAGAGGATTGAACTTGATCAACCTCTCGGTTTTCTCCTTGTGATTCTTGAATTGTGACAGTCGCCTGTTCACTTGCATGAACTGGCACTGCTACACTCATCATCATAGCTACTAATAATAAAGATGCTGCTTTTCTTCTCATAATTTCCTCCTGATCTTAATTTGATTCTGTTGTTGTTGTATCACTATTTAGATTGCGAACACGCTCTATTGCTTGTTCAGCTTTCTGATTTAGCTCATCATATGTATCATAATCCTCACATTTCTTTAAAGCTTCTTGTAATTTGGTAATAATATCTTCTGCTGTATCATCATATGTATCCATGACATCTAATCTGGATATATATGATTCAACTAACTTGATATTTTGCTGTTGTTCATATACTTGTCGTTTTTGTACAGCTTCTTTTTCAGCTTTTTCATTTTCCGCAATTCGCTGCTGTTCCTTCTGTGTTGCATATGTTTCCATCGCATCTTTCCATTTCTTCTGTTCTTCTAAAAGATCATCGTAATGATTTTCAATCCGTTGTCGGAACTTTGCTTTTTGTGTGGAATCATCTACTTTTTCAATAGCTGTACATACATTCTGATACTTATCATCAAGTAGATAGGCACTCTCCCCGTCCGTGATTGTAAAAGCTTCAAAATCTTCTACTGCTTTTTCTGCTTTCTTGATCTGCTCTTTTAATATATTTTCAAGCACTGTTTCATGTAACGTATCATCAATGTCTTTCGAAAATAGATCTCCATCTTTTCGATATACCGTATCTGGCATTTTAAAATCTTTCTTCATTTTCCCTTTATGAACTTTCGTCATATAATCAGAAAAAATCTTAGATGGATAGGACGAACCAGTTAAATTATCCATTGGATTTGGATCATCACATCCTACCCAAACACTGGTTGTATAATATCTTGAATAACCACAAAACCATGCATCCTTATAATCATTTGTCGTACCTGTCTTGCCTGCAATGATCTGTCCTTTTACTTGTGCATTTTTACCAGTTCCATTTTTCACAGCATCCTTCATGCAGTCGGTGATCATATAGGCGGAGGCTGAGGAATACACATTCTTTCTTGTATTTTTATGCTTTAAAACTTCATGCTCTTTAAACATGATCTTATCAATACAGCTGTTATCCTGATAAACTCCACCATTTTCTAATGTTGCAAATCCTTTTGCCATATCTACAACTCTAACACCATGCGTAAATCCACCCAGTGCTGCAGAAGCGTTTTTATTATCTAAATATGATAAATTACTAAACTGCAAATTTGTAAGGTACTTTAGACCATTTTTTACTCCAATTTTCTGCAATACATTCCATGCAACCGTATTGGTAGAGTGAATGATTGCATTACGAATCGTTCGTGATCCACTATAACTGTGATCTGCATTCGATGGACCAGAGGAAGTCTTTCGATCAGAGATTACTTTTGATGGATAATATACACCGCTATCGAAAGCAGGAGTATAATCAAGCAAAGGTTTAATAGATGAACCAGGCTGTCGAATAGCTAAATAACCCCTATTATATTGATCATTCTGTCCTCTTCCACCAACAACTGCCACAATATTTCCTGTTTCATTATCAATACTGACTGCAGCTCCCTGTAATTCATATTTCCCTTTCTTTTTCTTGGTAAACGATCTCAGATTATGATCAACGGAACTTTGTAAAGCTTTTTGACACTCTTGATCAAAAGATGTATACAGCTTATATCCTCCATTTCGCAATTTCTGAAAATATTTTTGATATTCTTCCTGATATCTTTCTTTATATTGCTTTTCATCTTCTTTATCCTGGAAAGTGTACTGAAATTCAAATCCATTTTTCTTCATCAATTCCAATGTTGCTTGATAAATTGCAAAGCTTGTCTGATATCCTTCCGGTTTTACATTTTTACGATACTCTGCTATTTCTATTTTTTCGTTCTTTGCTTGTTGATATTGTGTTTTTGAGATTACTTTCGCATCCAACATATGTTTTAAAACTCGATCACGTTTTCTGATCGATGAATTATAGTTAGTTACTGGATCATATCGACTTGGATTATTCGATAGCCCTACCAATAATGCTGCTTCTGATAATGTTAGTTGATCAGCGTTTTTATGAAAATAATAACTTGCTGCATTTCCGATTCCGTAACAACGATTCCCATAATAATTACTATTGCAGTAATACTCCATAATCTGAGGCTTCGTATACATCTTTTCAATCTCAGGTGCCAAGAAAAACTCGGCAATTTTTCTTGTAAATGTTTTTTCCTGACTTAAAAAGCTGTTTTTAACTAATTGTTGTGTAATGGTACTTCCACCCTGTGTTGCTTTACCACGATTCAATACAAGTTTAATCCCAGCTCTTACAGTTGCCAGATAATCGATTCCATGATGGGATTTAAAGTTTTTATCTTCTACTGCAATATATCCATCTTGTACATATTTTGAAATTTCAGAAATTTTTTTGTACTGGTAACTTCCGGAATTGACTTCTCCAATCAATTCCCCATTCTTACCATAAACCTTTGTATTTTCTAATTTTGCAAAGGTATCTTCATCAATATTTGCTAACTTATCATATGCAATCTTCTTATATTCCTTTACCATTGGCTGAATACGGACCACATAAAAAAGCACAATAACTAATATAAGCACCAAGCCTATAATTCCAATTATTTTTCTCTTTCTCATCATTATCACATCCCTTCTTTTTTATAAAACTCTGACATGACATGACGAATTTTTCCATAATCCTGATCATACAGATTCAATTTATCTAATAATTCATAGGCATATTTTTTTTCAAACAGATGACTAAAAAGCAAAACGTTATGTATAATCATGTGGGATAAATGAAATTCCCACCGATGAAGAAAATAAATTACCACTAAAAGCATTATCGCAGATGATTCAGCAAGTGCCTGTTGCTTTAATAATAAAAATGTAATAATTGCAACACAATGAATCAGATAATACGTTTCTTTAATCTCATTTACAGAATGAATGAGATTCAGATCCTTGTCGATATTTAAAAAATTTTTTTTCGCAGATATGATTTCATCAATTGTTAAAGCTTCCATACTCAACACTCCCCTTTACTTACTTTATCGTTTTTATTCTTTACAGTTATCATTAATCCCATCGTCAACACCATATTTAGCAACCAGTTGTTTATAACTACCATCAACATAGTCAATAGCATATTTTTTTTAGTCATAACATACCTCCTCACATAATAAAAAGGCAGACATTTTATATATTTTATGTCTA